GATTTCGCTTTTTCATACTGAGCGAGAACAGCATCTAAAGAATTTGTCGCCATAATAAAATATAATTTAATAGTTAATATACAATAATAAATGTGTCAGCCGTAAAAGTCAAATGAGTTGAAAAATATTAATTTTTAAGTTTTCTAAAATCTCCTTCTTCCCCGTAATCATGAAATGTTGTTTTAATTTCAGATGGAGCGTAATCTTCAACTTCATCGGTAGTTAAAACGTATTCATTTTTTCCTGATTTTTCAATATCCATTTGTTTGTCAGTAAAAAAATCTTCTAATTTTTGATTATATGGTCCTGAATCTAAACTTCTTAATTCAAGTTTTTCTTGTGGAGTTTTTGGTCTATATTTTTCAATCTTCGATTCTAAATCATTAAGTTTAGTCATAACTTGGTCCATATCGGATAGTTTTTGTTCAAGATTAGAAAGTTGTGAAAATAAATTATTAAAATATTCTTCTTGTTTTGTTTCAATATTTTGTTGTGACTTTACAAGGTCTGTAATTTCAAGTTCTTCTGTTGTATCTTCCTCCTCACCTATTTTTTCAACATCAGGGTCGGCCTCGACATCAACTGGAGTTGGTTCGGTTGTGCCTGCGGCTGGTGGAGTCGCAGCAGCATCTGCGGGAGGGGCAGCTTCAGCATCAGGAGCCGGTGGAGCAATATCCCCACTTGGGGGTGGGGCATCTACAGGGACTTCCTGTTCAGATATATAATTATTAATTTTATTATATCTTCTAAGTTCTTCTAAGATAGTTTCAGAAATATTCATTTTGTTACCCGTTTAATAATTGTTTTATTCCAGATTTTGTTTCAACATTAATTTTTCTGTTTGACATGTAAGTATTGTCAACTCTTTCAATCAAACCGTCTTTCATTCTAATTGTGTAACAATCTCCTGTATCTAAATCACAAACTTCTTTAAATCCGTTTCCAGCATCTTTTTCTGTAATTCTTGTTTTTCTTCCAAGGTAATTATCTAATAGTTGTTTTACGTCCATGATATTAATTTATATATAAATATATCGATTATTATTAAATTGTTGATAAATATCCGTTAACTAATTTATAACTAGCCCGAACTTTTTCTTGTAATTTATTCAATTCATCGGGGTAAGATTTAACAAAATTTTGATATATATCTGAAGTTCCAGCAGTATTATCTTGTGGGAACTTTTCAATCCAAGTTTTAGTAAACCCTGTAACAAAAACATTTTCATTTTCTACATTAAGTAAATCGTCTATGAAAACTCTCAAATATTTAGAATAATTAAAATCAATTGCATTCTCTATTGTTGGGAAAACTGCATATGCTTGACTATTATTCTGACTATCATTCAAACAAATGTATTCTTTACTGAAATATGAGGCAAGTTCTCCTCCCCAAACGGTTGTTCCACTTCCAATAGGAATTTGTGACGGGTTATTATTAAAATATTTAAATGATTGACCGTTGTATGATTCAATGTAAAATAATGTTGTTACAACAAAATTCATAGAATCTCCACTATTACTACCTGAGTTAAACGCCCTTATTCTTGAACTTACCAACTGTAACATATCTCTTGTAGATGTTGTTGTTTCAGAAGCGTTAACTGAAGCATAATTTGAGTATTTGTCGTTTACTTTACATATTTTATTTGGGCTAGGTGTTTCTTTAGAGTTAACATTATTAGCAATACTATTCTTCTTTTGTATTGTGTTTGATGCAACTTTTTCCGCTTGTCGTTTTGTTTTTAAATCATTCTTTAATTTTTTAACAAAATTTTGTCTAATTGTTTCTAATAAAGGATTTTTGATTGGTGGGGTATAGACTTTCTGTCTAGTTCCGACCATTGTAGTTTTAAAGTCACTAGCCGTAATTACATGACTAACTTCAGTAATTAAATAAGGCCCCGAGAACAAAGGAATATTTCTCAATACAAAATACATGGTTGGTTGTATCATTGCATTACCCATGGCAGTAACTGTTGAAGAATAACTTCTTGTTTTATATATGTTTATTAAACTAACGTTTTGGGTCGCAGTATTAGTACCTTTTGCAAGATTAGCAAGTTCATATTCCATTTTTAAAGATTCTGAAGTTGGTTTACCGATATCTTGACCAACTTGTACATTTGTAAACACTCCTTGATTTTGTACACCGAAATCTACATTGAATCCAACAGCCTTATTAGACAAACCAAAATTATCCTTTTTTTCACTACTTTCGACTAAAGGATTTTTTGGGGCTTGTTCAAAATCCCAACTATCATCTTTATACGCATTTTTTACATTTGGGTTATTTGTTTGTTCGGATGGCTGCTCAACATACTGACAAACCATTTTAGTTTTTGACTTTTGATAGTCAACTTCAGTATATGTACCAAATAAACTATTTGCAAAATCTTTATTGTCGCTAGCTTGTTTTGACGGAGTATCGTCCACATTTTGACACCCATAAAAATTTATATATGTTGGCATATTATAAATTACAAAATGGTTTTGTTCTAAGATACTTGATACGATATTAAAAATTGAAGCTTTAGGATTTTTTTTCAAATAATTCATGACTGAAAAAATGTCAACTACAACTTTATTTCCAATGTCTCTATTTGCTCTATCAAGTAAAAGAATATCCTCAAACATTGTCTCATCGCTGTAATTATTTCCTGCAATCCATTTATCGTTCATTGCTTTAAATAAATTATAATATTCTAATTTTGTAACATTTCCTTGTGTTTTTGAATCGTCAACTTTTTCTATTTGAGTGGATGAACTTTGTAACGCTCTTTGGATTTTACCAAAAACTCCCTCAAATAAAGTATTTCTTAAATTTAGAGTATTATTTACGTGGGTTGTTACATCTTGTATAAAATCAGCGTTATTGTAAGACGGATTTAATATCTTTTTGGTTGCATATATTTTAATCAAACCAGCAAACCTTTCTATATTTTCAATTGTAAACGCTATATTATTGTCAACAAAGAAATCAGTAATTGTTGACCCAGAGTCCGAATAAGTGGCAGATGTAATGGTAGAAAATCCAACATTTAAAAGTAAAGATGTCCAAGCTTCTTCATAACTAGTTTGTGAGTCTGCAAGTGTAATTGTGAGAGCACTTGTTGGTAAAGAATTTGGTGTAGTTGTGGTATATTCATCAGCACTTCCTTTTATACCGGGTAATGGATTATTTGTAAAATACGAAAAGGTTGGGTAATTAAAATTAGTCGGATTTCCTTTCTGATAAATTGTATTCAAATTTATATAGTTGTTAATGACTCCATTAAAATTCAATAATTGTGTAGTTTGAAAGTTTTCAATTAAAATATTTTGGTCATCATTTAAGAACGAATCTTTTTCCACTTTTAAAGCCTTTTTTAATATCGATTGTATATTAAAATCTGTTGTGGACTGTTGTTCGGACCTACTAAAATTTAAAAATTGATTCTCAAATAAATCTAACTCTTCTCTTGTGAACACTCCAAATAAATCCTCAATTTTATCTAAAGTTACATTTTCACCTAAATCATTTAATATAAAATGGAACGGCCAAGAATCAGTTTTAGTTCTTGACAAATATTCATCAGGTTCAGAAATATAATTTACAGTTGGGTAATATCCAAAATGTGTTCCTCCCCAAAATAATCTAACTGAACCATTGTATACGTTTTGATTATCAAAAACAGGGTATTCTAAAGCGTTTTGATTGAAGCATTCTGTTGAAACTTGGGAATATCTTGAGCCAAAAGAAGGCGCTGAATAATAGTAAACTGAAAGGTCATCATTAGCACTTCTGATTTTGTTTTTTAATAAAATACTTATAGTCGAATAATTTAAAAAATGTTGGGGTCTTGCAGGGTCATAATCAACGTCTTTAAAAAATGAAGAATCATTATTACTTAATATCATTATACTTTTATCAGTAATCTTTTCCTGTATTTCAAATTCCAAATTAGAGGCATCTTCATACAGGTTCTCATTATTAAAGAAATAATAAAAATCATTTAAGACTACTGGATAAAATCCAACATTAACAATATCATTATAAAGTGGGGGATTAGCTGTTTGTGGAACTGTAACAACATCTGTTAATGTAATTGTAATTGCGGACATTGTGCTAGCCGTGAAAAAATAACTTGTAGAGGTTGAAAAATTATTTGGGTCATAATTAGAGATTTGGTCAAATGGTCCAAGTACACTATCTAAAAAATCAGTTCCTGTTTCTATGAAATTTTTATATCGATACCAAACACTTCCTATTTTACATGCCCACATTTTTGGTACGCTGTGTAAAGCTCCGAACTTATTAAAAGTAGGCCCAATATAATCTTTTACAGTACTATCAGAATCAATATATTGTCTTTTTAAATTAGCTAAAGGTAAACTATTCAAAAACAAATATGCCGCCTGAACATATGGATTACTACTATTAGCCTTATCGTTAGCAACACCTTCTTGAATTGCCTTTATGAACTGCGGACTGTTTAACATGGACGAGGTCTTTTCCGCAATTCTACCGTCAATACCTAATCCTGTTTCAGGATTTACCGCATCTATTCTCCCTTCAGTGTAAAAAGATTTTTTTTCTGAATCAGTATTTTTTGCTCTATTTTTAAGATTTGTAAAAGCGTCTTGGAATATTGTTTGGTATTCTAATTTTGTTCCTGTATTAACAAAAAAATTAAATGGTCTATTTTTATTATTTTCTCCTTTATTTTCTAAGGTATAATCCGAAGCGTAGTTTAATATTTTTTTGAGTTTTGTATTATAAAATAATGATTTGGTGGCATTTAATACTTTATTTAATTCAAAATTTTGATTTCCATTACTCAAATTTGATTTATTCCAATCAGGGACAACAAATGGCATTATGTCTGTAAAATACAATTCGTTTTTATCTGAGGATTGCAAATATTTAACCATAGTTTCCTCAACCTCATTTCCATTATTTTCAGTAGCAATTGAAGCTTTAATTTCAGGTAATTCAGTATCTATAAATTTAAAATTAGATTCTATTTCTTCTTTTAGATACGGGGTATAAATAGTCCCCGCACTAACGACAAAAAATGCCTTAGGGGCACTTTGTGAAAGATATGCCTCATATTCAACTATCCCTCCTTTTTGACCAAAACCAAATTCTTTTAAAAATTCTGTAAGTTCGTTACTGTTTTTACCAATTGCAATTTTAATATTTGACGCTTCAAAAGCTTCTATAAAGTTTTCAATTGGAGCGGATTTTCCATTTCTTGCAAATCCCTGATACATTGAAATTGTTCTTATTCTTTCATATATTTCAATTAAGAACGGATTTATTTGTAAATCAGAGTAAGATTTATTGCTTGCGGTATCAAAAGCTGATATTAATAATCTATTTATTGTCGTTTCATTAGATTGTGGGTTAGGTTTTAAAGCGTCCTGTTCTCTTTCTAAAAATCCTTTCTGGTACTCTTCAACAAATTCTACTTCAGGCCATACGTTATAATCAAATGCATTAGTCTCAAATATATAATCAGGGTCTCCAGGGTATTTTATTTCAAACTTTGTTTCTCCATCTACAGGAATTTCTTTAGCAAACAAAGGCCAAGGGTAAACTGGTGAATCGGGGTCGTTTTTAACATCTTCTCCACATACACTTTTCTTTTTCGAATCGTTTCTCGCATCAAAAGCCTTTTTATGGACATCATCCATTAATCTTAAAAAAGCATCTGTAGATGCAAAAATTACTGCTAATATGTTTCTTATTGTCGGTTCAAATCCAATACCTTGGTTTGACTTGAGTAGATTATTTAACTCGGCGGATAAATTTTCCTCAATGGCATTTAATTTAGCGGTTAAAGTTTTTTCCAATTTAAAAATCTCATCCCTAAAAAATCCTTCTCCGTCAAACCTAAAAAAGAAAGGTACTTCTTTATTTTGTGGAGGTATTGTGTCGTCAGAATTTCTAGCATTTTCAACTGAAACTCTTATATTATCTAATTTTTGTAGTTCTGTTTTTATTGATTGGAATTCTGCGGGTGTAGGATTATTTTTACCGAATCTAGCCTTAGCGGTTTCGTATAAATCAATATCTCCTAAATTTGGTAACAGGTAAGGGTTAGGAATCATATTAGAATCCTTAATGTTTACAGGAATAACATCTTCTTTTTTTCCTACTTTTTGTCCAAATGTCGATGCTTGTTTAAGAATATCATTATGTTTAGTAATTAATGAATTTAATTTTGTTCTAGCTTCATCATATTTTTTAATATCGTTACCATTGATTATTGTATCTAAATAAGTGTAAACCTTTGAAGGTTTACCATCTCTTCCAATTACAACATAATATTTTGTTTCATTTAAAAACTCTTTAACCCATGATTTTGGAGACACTCCCGAATATATTTCAGCTAAATAATCGCTTAACAATCCCGAAAAAGCTTCTCCATCTGTTAGTTTTCCAACATCAATTTGCCCGTAAGTTTCTAATATATTTCTTTCAAAATTTTGAAGTCTTGAAACTAATTGGTCAATTGTTAAAGTTGGGAAATCTTTACTAACAATGTTTTTACTTTTATACAATTCATATACACTTTGGATTGTTTTATACCCTCTTTTTTCGACAACTGATACAATGTCGGCATTATCTCCATTAAGTTGGTCAACTGACCCTTGTGCTTGATTTGTAGGTTCTGTTTGTATATTAGTATTAACCTGTTGGGAATACATGTATGGTAATCCAAGTAAAAACCCTTGTTGTATGTCTGTAAGAATATTGTATTTATATCCTACAAAGTTTAATGTGCTAATAAAATTACCTGAAGATTGGTCAAAAGATGCTTGGAACTTTTGGAGTATCAACGTATATCTTACGGCCTTTCCATAATACCCTTTTAGGGTTAAATAAAATGTTGGATACGGAAGATTTAAAAATACTGAATATACTGAATCATTACCTGACTCAAATAAAGCCCTACCTCTTACGTCTTCTAAAGTTATATTAACTGTCGGGGTAAAACTTGCCCCACATTTATAAGTTATATTTGTTATACCCAATAACTCACTGTTAATTACATTAGGGTCCGCACCTTCAACTTGCAAATTTGTCCAATTTGTGGTTAAATAATTTTGACCATTTGGTTTTAGAAAATTTACTGAAGCAATTGCAACGTTTTCTAGTGTTTGTTTGTTTTTACCCGAAAGTAATCTACTTCTTGGGGCAACATTACATTCCAAATTTGCATACATTACCAAATCCTCTTGGGCAACATTTCTTTCCTCAGGAAATCCTTTTCCGTTAATTACTTTGTTTGGGTCAACTACAAAAATATTATCAAAAGATTTTATATAAAAATTCTCATTTGCCATAATAGAAAAAATGTGTTTCGAGAGCTGACTTATAATCTAAGAGAGATGCTGTTAAAGGAAATGGAATTTTAAGAGTTGTATTATCAGGAATATTAATCTCAGAACCTCCATATTCAGGATTTGCTTGTAGTATTAACCAACCAAAATAAGGACTTCCATAATAAGTTTGGGAAACTTTATCAAGACGAGATATTCCAAGACGATATATATACATTTTATCTGAACTTTTTGCAGGTAAAGTAACATACGGTATATTAACATATTCACCATTAACTACCAAATTGGTATATCTATTAAAATATTGAGATGCCATTAATTATTAAATTGTTTTTTCCCGTTGAATAAATTTATGTCATTATTTGTATTAACTGAACTGTAAACATTCATAATTCCTTGTTGTACTCCGTTAATCCCTGCTCCTTGGGTGGTAAAATTCATTACACGTTTTTTATTTTTAAGGCTAACCCCGTTAACATCCAACGGATTAAAGTTTTCAAACTCTTTGTACCCAGTGGTTCCTTTAAAATCTTTTACTGATTTTATTTCAGCCTTCTTTAAATCATCAAAGGTTTTTTTCCAATTATTATCTATAAAATTATTAATTAACGTTTTTGACACTTGTAAAAATTCGGACTGTACATTATTGGTTAACCCATTAACAAAATTTTGTCTTTTTTGGGTGTCCAATATTTCATTACAAAATATTGTATATACATATTTGTCAACAGAATTTGTAAATGGAATTATTGGATTATATTGTGTAGTATTTCCAGTAATTGAGCTGCCTGAAAAATATATTTTATTATCAACAAGTACAGCGTATCTACCTAAAGAATCGGCAACTGTGCGGTAATCCTCTCTTAAAACATCCATTGAACTTATGTTATTATCTAGTACACCTGATAATAAGTAAGTTTTTGGTTCTCCGTTCGCCAAAATTTTACCGTCACCTAATGCAGTTACAATATCCATTTTTGCCATAATATTTACGTATTCCACTTGGAAATTTGTAAGGTTTTGGATATATGTTGCAACTGAAGTAAAACTTTCAGAAATTATTTTATTAATATATGATTTATAGTTTTCTTTTATCTTTATTTTTACCAATGGTTGTAACGCCGACAAATTTATTTGTGAGGTTAGGTTTTCTGTTCCGTCATCTATGGCGGCCTTTATAATATTTCCAACAACATTTAAATTAGTTTCCCAGCTTCCAGGTTTTCCATATATGTAAGTTGGGTAATCATTTAGATAATATAAATTATCATAAAATCCATTATTATAATATCTATCTCTATTAACTTGAGACCAAAGACCTATATTATACTCGTTAACAAAACTTTCATAAGAATTTGTTACAATATTGAAATATTCTTTTGTTTTATCAACATAATTATTAAAGAATTGTGTGTACTCGGTTGTTCCTGTTTCAACTCCTGAATTGTCTCTTGTTGACGTTAGAAACACCCCAAGTATTGTTCCTCCTTCATTTTGGACTGTATCGTTAACATTATTTATTGTAACTAAAGGTTCTTCATTTCTTAATGAATTTATTAGCGCTTTATCAACAGCTTCTGTGGATTCTGTCTCTTCAGCTCTATCATCATACATTTCAGTATTAGCGTAGTAATTAAAAGATAAAGCGTTTTGTAACCTTTCAACAGGTCCTTTTAGACCATGCCCACCAATCATATTAAAACTTAAAGTTACTTTTGCAATCATAGGTTGGAATCCTATACCTTCAGGATTAAGGTCCCATAAATTTTCATAATTTATCTGAAGTGAATTTGGAATAATTTTAGTATTGTAAAAATCTCCAAACCTTAAAACCAAGACAGGTGGTGTACCAAAGTTTGTGTTGAAAGCATCTTTATCTTTTAATAGTGTGTCGGATTCACTTCGAGTTGGAATTGTTCTACCTGGTCTAACGCATTGGTTAAGAAATACAAGTCTTGAATTTAGTCCTTCAGGTGTAATTGAGTGAAAAGCCGGATTAAAGAATTTGAATTTTTTTCTAAAACTTTCGTAAAGAAAAGAATCTTCTTTTTTAATTACCTCAAAATAGTCAGATTCAGTTAACAACTTTCTGATTATTTTTTTACTTACTCCTTTAGTTGTTGATGTAATATCTTTATTTGGTGGTTTTGGTTTTTGACCAACCAGAGCGTCTTGGTTAGGGATATTTTCATTACTTGTGGTACTTGGTCCTGATTGTTGTGAAGGTGGTATTGGTTGTACTGAAATATTTTTAATTCTTACTGCTCTACATGCGGTACCTCTTAATGAAAACCTAACGTTTTCATTCTGAGATGGGTTAATACAACTTAATTCATTACCTGACCCATTTGATGTAATTAAATTATCTCCCTCAAGAGTTCCTAAATCCTCTCTTTTGAATATTATTTTTTTATCATCAATATAGTTTTGTATTTTTCTATTGTTCGAAAGTGTTGCTTCTGAGAAGAATAATACTACTGAATCCGCCCAATCATTAGAAATTTCTGTATTACTCGCTCTTCCCAAAATTTTTGTTCCGTCTAAAGTAATCTGAATAATTCCTTTGTTATTTTCCAAAATGTCCATTACTTGAGTTCTTAGCTCAACCATTTTATTGTAATTATTTGGTAATGCGTCACTAAAGAAAACTTGTAATTCAGGGTAAGATTCTGTGTACGCAGAAGCAGATGCGGTATAAGAAGTGTAAATTATTTCATAATTAGTAAAAGATTCATTACCTGAAAAATCAGGAAAATAAAATCCGTAATTAATAAAAACATCAAAAGGACTTGTCGGGTCTTCACTTACACTTGGTGCCCCAGTGTCACCGGCATTATTCATAGTCTCTTTTTTAGCGTCTGTTGTCGTATTATTACTCTGTAAAATTTCTTGGTAAGCACTTTCAATAGTTGACCTATCTAAAGTATTGAAATTTTTTGCAATTTCGTATATGTCATATTTTTTTAATCCTGCAAAAAATGAGGCAAGGACTTGGGTAACGGTGTTTTCGTCACTTTCATTTTGTAGTACTTTTTTAACAACTAAATCTGTAATAGATGGGTGGTCAACAATTATACTCCAACTAATACTTCCACTTCTATCAGTACTTTCATAAGTGTAAATCGGTTCTGGTCTACCTAAAAAATTGTTAGCATTAAATCTTGGACTAGAACTTTCTTGACCTAAATTCACATCATATGGTGGAAACCACATGATTCTCCCTCCATTTGGTCCTTTTTCACATTCAGGTAATTCACCAAATTCAGGTGTTCCTCTCCATGCTAGATTTTCAATTGAAAACATGTATTTTTTAACACTACCGTCCTTGATGTTTGTAGATTCGTTTCCTGTTGTTGGTGCAATGTTGAGATTATAGGTTGAATCCAGAATAGAATATGTTGATTTTCTTATATTTCCATTTATTGCCGCCCCGTCTTCATTTGCAACGTCAGATTGAAGGTTTTGAAAACTTAGATATGGGGAGTCTTTGGTAAATAATCTTCCATATTCCATTCCAATTTGCGACCCTCCAGATGTTACATACTTTCTAACCGCAGAACCTTTTGTTAATTCCTTATATCCATCATTAAAAACTTTACTAACTTGATTCATTGCATTACCAACATGGACAAGTCTTTTTGGTCCAGACGCCGGTGCCGAATCAATAATTCTTTGTGTTTTATCTAATAACGAACCTTTTCTAAACTCATACCTCGTTGATATTGAGCCGTTAAACTTACTAGATACATCCCCTCTAAAGGATGGGTTAGAACCAAACCCTGTTTCTCCACCAGGACCCATTTTTTGACCCGCTTGTTGTACATTCTTGTTACTAACCCAAGTAAATCCACCAGTAAGATTTTGGTCATCAATATAAGCGTTTGTATTTGGTCCAAATTTAATATTACTAACAATGTCACCCTCAAACTCTTTTGCCATTGCATCAGGTCCAAGAACCGTTGTATGTGTCTTGTTACCGTATTCGTCAGTTGGGACTAAACTTTCAGGTGAATTAATTATTGTTGGGTCAGATGTTTGATTTCCAATGTATTGGTTTCCAATATTATTGTCTTTATCAAAAATATTGTCTATGGCAAGTCCAACTTGTGTGGTATTTTGTTCGTAGTACGGTTTAAACTTATTAAATCCAAGGTTATTAAATAATGCGGTTTTTTGTCCACTACCTGTATTATTTAAAAATTTAATTGGTACGACACCTGTTGTAGTAAGTGGGGTTGTTGATTTATTATTTTCGCCTTCTAATTGTTGGTCAGGTTGCATATTGTACCTAACAGGTTCTGTTAGATAGGAACCTTCAATTGGTGAAACAGGAATATAAGTACCTGTAAACTTTTGTATTAAAAAAGCGGTTTGGTCAAAAACTCCGTCAGGTACTGTAATTGTATAATTTTTATATATTAAAGGTTGTTGTCCTGAAATAAGTAAAGATGCACTGAATATATCCTGAAATGCCCCTAAGTTTACTTTACCTATGGTATTTTTTGTTAGTTCCCTTCTAACTCTTTCCAAAAAAGCATCTGCCACATATGATGCCGATATTTGAGCCAAGTATGAGTCTTGTGGTAATTGACCTGAAATACCTAATAAATTAATTATACCTACTCTTTGGGGGGTTAAAAGATTGATATCGGGAATTGTAAAGTTTGGGTATTCTCCCCCAATATCTGTAACACCTTTTAATATAGTATCTGTAGCATAATATGAATACGAATATCCATTCTGAGGAGTATATCTATTTATTACAGCGGCAGTATCAATTAAAAATTCGTTTACTAATTCTAAATTTGCGTATTGGTAACTGTATTCTACTTGTTGTTGAGAGCCTCTTAACTGTACACTTCCTGTTCCGGCTTGTTGCATAGATACCGCACCAGCCGACGAATTTATAAAATCCGCAACATCTTTTTTCTCGGGTGTACCATAAATATTAACTAAAGTTGCCTCTTTAACGGAATCAAAAACAGTAAGATTTAAATCAGGTGAATCTATTGGAGATTGGTCTGAAAGAGCATATTCAAAATATCTATTATTTTCGTCAGCACTAAAAGCACCTTCAACAACATATGGTTTTAAATTTCTAGAAACTAAACTATTTCTAAAATTTAGAGACCCGTTAAAGGTTAATAAATTTTGAACTTGTGGGGTGTTTTCCGCCATTTAATTCTTTTTTCTATAAATAGAATGGATAGCGTTTTTATGAAGTTAATCCAAGTGCGGCATCTTTAACCGCTTTAGCAATCGCTTGTTGTATATTATTATCCGATTTAAGAACATTTGATAAAGTATTGGTATCAATAGTTGTAGGTAAGTTAACAAATTTATGTATGACGGTAACTTCTATCGGAGAGCCTCCTTCGACTGTCATTTTCTTTTCTACAGTTTCCCCCGGTTTTGTTTCTGCCGCAGTTTCTCCGTATCCTCCTTGAGGAGCGGCACCTATAGGACTCGGTAAGGCAATTTGAGACAAATCTTCAGGAATACCCTCCTGTATTAATTCAGGAGTTTCAGTTTCAAATCCTCCTTCAATTGTTTCTGTGGGTGTAATTTGTGTTTCTTCAGGTAAAGTGCCATAACCTTCAAAAGTCTCCTCAGGTTCTTCATATGGAACTTCAGGTGTTGTAATTGTTGGTTCTTCCTTTCCAAAACCAAATAATCCCCCAATTTTTTGACCCATTCCAGCAAGTTTTTCAATTCCTCTTGCCGGTGTTTCAGGTGTTTGTTCTTTTAATCTTAATTCTTCTAAGAAAGCTAATTGTTTTTCTCTGGCTTCTCTGATTGTTTTTTGTATTTCAGTTTCTTCAGGTTCTTTAATTTCTTCAGGTTTACCTGAAAATGGTTTTATTGTTCCATCTTCCGCAAATTCAGAAACAGGTTCAACCGGCCCAAAATCTTCCTCATCTTCAAAAATATTTTCGATATTAGAAGCAACAGGTTTTGTTTCCTCGACTTCTAAACTAGCTTTTGGTGGTGCGGGTAACTTTTGACTAAACATACTCATATCCAACCCAAATGGGGAAGTTTTTTTACCTGTCAAAAATTTATCAGCCTCTTTATCATTCTCATCCAACATTTTCAAATACCCTGATTCTTCTTTTTGGGTTTCCTCTGTTGGTTTTACCTCTTTAGGTTCCTCAATTGTTATTTTTGCTTCAGATTCGTCAGGTTTTTCTTCTATTAATTTTTTAAATCTATCTTTTAATCTTTCTTTAAATGGGGTTTTTTCTTCGGCTTCTGCCGCAGCCTTTTCAACTCCAACTGCCGGTGTTTCAGGAACTGTAGGTGTAACTGTTTGAGTTTCTTCTTCAACTGTTATGGCTCTTCCTCCAGCCATTTTCCTTGCAGTTTCTCTATCTATACTTTCTCCAACTATATTACCTTCAGCATCTCTTGCAACAAAAGTTTTAGTAGTTTCAGGTATGGGGGTAATTGGTTTTTCTTCTTCTTGTTTTCCTTTTAACTTTTCTTTTAATCCTCCAATACCTTCTTTTATTCTTTCCCCAAGTCTTTGTTTTTCTTCTTTCTCAGGAATAGGTAATGATGCAAGAGCTGGTTTAATTGGGGCTAATCCTTTGTCTTCAATTAATCCTTTTGATTCAATTTTTTCTAAATCTTCAATTGGTTGTTCGCTTTGTTCAGCAATATATTTACCCAAAATACTTGGTTTAAAATCGAATAACTTTTCACTAGTTTTTTCAAGTTTTTTTGTTTCAAGATTATTAAATGTATTATTTTCAGGTCCTATTAATTCACTTCCCTTTTTACCTTCCTCTATCATTTCAGGGGTAAGGAAAAATGCTTCTTTACCTTGTCCAACTATTTCAGCCCCACTAATTTCTTCCAATAATTTTTTGTATCCTTCATAAGCAGATGGTTCTTCAGACTCAACAGGTTTACCCATTGACATAATTTTATCCAAAAATCCGCCCTTTGTTTGTGGTTCGCCTGATTGTACCTCGGGTAATTCCTCGGTAACCTCAGGTAATACAGATTCAATATCAATTGCAGGAGTTGGTTCTTGTGTTGCTTCAGGTAGTTCTTGATTAAATAAAACTTCCTTACCTGTCGAAACCGTAGGTTCTCCAACTATTCCTTCATCAATTAATTTTTGAACTTGTACATTGACGGGTTCTCCTTCTTTAACCTCTTTAGTTGCACCTAATAATTTAGTTAATTCAGGTCCTATATTTAAATTTTTAACATTTAAATTTTCAACTTCAGATGTATTAACTTTAAGTTCGGTTTCAGGTTGTATTTCTTGAGTTGCAATATTTTTTAACTCTTCTTGATTTACACCAAGTTCGGTTGCGGTTTTATCTAAATTAGTTAGTCCTTCTTCAGTACCTATTTCACCTGGTGTGTATTCCTCTTCAGGTAGTACAAATGTCTGTTCTTCCGCTTTAGGTTCTATAAATGATTTAACAAACGCATCTTTGATTTTAGAGAACCTTCCTTTCTTTTCTTCTTCAGGTTTTTCTTCAGTTTCAACTTTTCCCTCTGATATAAATTTACCTAAAATACTTGGTTTTTTATCAAATAATCCTTCTTCAGTTTTTCCCTCAGGTTTACCTAACTCAATTTTTGGTTTTTCTCCTAATCCTCCTATTTTTAAATCGGATATTTTTTGTAAACTACTTTCAAACCCTTGGAGTAAATCTGTTTTAGGTTCTTCTGTTTTAGGTTTTCCAAATAGACCAATTTCAGGTAATTTAAATTCTGATATCTTTTGTAAACTACTTTCAAAACCTTGGAGTAAATCTGTTTTAGGTTCTTCTGTAGGAGCAGCTTCAACAGGTTGGATTTTTAATTCTTGTACAAAATTGTTAAATTTCTCAAGAAATCCTGTTTCAGGTTCTGTTGTTTTAACTTCTTTTATTTCGGGTAATTCTCCTGTTAATTCAGGTAATTCTTGATTAAATAAAACCTCATTTCCTGCACTAGCAAGAGGTTCACCGACTAAACCTTGTTCATATAATTGTTTTATTTTTTCTACATTAGCTAAGAGTTGTGGGTCTTCAAATGGATTCGCTATAGTCTCACCTTTGACTTCACCTGTTGGTTTAGTTCCAACTTCGGGAGTGACATTTGTTGGTGTTATTGTTGGTGTTGGGGTAGGTGCAGTTAAATTAATTCCTTCTTCAACTATGATTTTTCCCGCTCGTATTTCTTTACTTTCAACATTATCAGGGAAAATTAATTTTGTTTCTTCTTCCGTTTCAGGTTTTTCAACAATAATTGATGAAGTTTTAATTTCCTGTGTATTAACTGAATCAGGGAATATTAATTTATTTTCATCAGGAAATATTGTTTTATCTTCTTCGGTTTTTTCTCCTTTTAATTTTTCATCAACTTTGTCTTTTAATTTTGCGGCCTCTGCTTCGGCTTTTTCTTTAGCAGTTAAAAAAGATTCCTCAATTTGTTTTTTGTACGCATCAATATCTATTCCAAATAACTCAGAAAAACCTGTAAGACTATCTCCAACACCTTCAGCAATTTGTTTGCCCATTCCCTTTGAAAGGGTTCCAAATGCCTCTAATAATTGTCGTCCTCCCTCTTCCTTCTTTCCTTTTTCAGGACTTGTTAGATTTTTAAAAGCTTCTTCAAGTTTAACGGCGGTTTCATCAAATGTATTTGTTAAACCTTTACTATCGGGGCCTAACTTTTCAGTTAAAGGTTCATTAATTTTTTCTGCAAGAGCCTTTGCCGATTGTAAAACTTGTGGTCCAATTTTTGACGCTCCTGCCGCAAGTCCTGGTGACGCAACTAAAGCCTCACTAGCCTTTCTAATACCTGTTAAAACATCAAGTTGTTCTTGAGCAATTTCCTCAATTGTTTTTGGTTGTTTGCTCTTATCTAAACCCGTTAAATATTCTTTTAAACCAGCTTCATCCCCTTTAAATTGTTCCATCACCTCTTGGATGGTCTTACTTACAGGTTTTCCGTCAGCACCTATTTCTTCAGTCTGTATTTTATATTCACCGCTATCAGTCATTGTTGCCATATTGGCAACCATTTCTTTGGTGTCTTCACTTACTTCAAATCCTGAGAAAGATATTTCTGAAAGTTTTTTGTCAAGGTCTGCAGTACCAAGAGCCATTCTTTGTACTTCTTCTATACCCATACCAAGTTCACCAGCAATTTCTTTTAATTGCCTTCTAGCACCTGGCATTATTTGGAATGTTTTGGTCTTTTCGTCAAAATAGGTGTACTGTTTGAACATCTCACCCAATTGTTTCTGTAACTCAGGAACATTGTTTTGAGCAAGGTCCATAAGTTTCAATGGGTCAAGTAGGTCGGTTGAAGTTGCTCCTAATCTTTGTAATGCGGCGGACATCTCAATCGCACCTTCAGGTGACATCAATTTGTCGGCAACATTAAATGTTGACTGCATGTCAACTCTAAGAGCAGTGGCCTTAGCCGCCATTCTTGCAAGACCCTCAACTCCTCCTTGGAAACCGTAACTATTTAACTTATCTAAATTTTTGACTACAGAGTCTGATACTAATTTTGCATTTACACCTAAACTATTTGCAACATCTCTTACTACTAACATTTGTTTCGAGATGTCTTTTAGAGACATACCGGCATTTAAAAATCCGGTTTCTAATTCTTCAATTGACCTTCCTGAAACTTGTGAAGCCGCAAATAATTCTGTAGTTAAATTCTGAGAAAGAGTAACATTCTTTCCCATTACTTTTAAAGTGTCTAACTGAACATTAAGGGCGGATTTAGCGTCTCCACCCATTTTGATTGTTTCAATTGTTGCTCCAGCTAAATTTTTTCGGATGGCTTCCGACATATTTTCGCCGGCACCCATAGAATTAACAATGGACCTAAACCCTTGGTCCATTGCAACAATTCCTTGTTCAATTTTAACCAAGGGTTTATCCATTAAACCCTCTACACCAGCTATACTTTCTTTTAGATTAAATATTGTTGACTCTATTTCCTTAGCGGCTTCCTGGTTGGGTCCTGTTTCTTGCATCATACTCTATAAATAATTAATAGATTAGTTTTTTGGCGTATTACGTTCAATAATTTTATCCACCAAATATCGTCTCTGATATATAGGTAATTTCATAAAATCAGAGTATGATGTATGTAAGTACTTGCCCAATATATAGTATTGGTCAAGAAGTGACAACATGTAATTAGAAGAAAGGGCGAAAAAACTCAGCCCCAAAGGCGATTTTAACCATTACCTTTTTTCCTGACGGGGCTGTTACTTCACGGTTTAAATCTATTCTTGGTTCATTAGTATTCAAAAAGTTTTTAATGAACTTAGAATCCATGATTGGCATTTGCTCAATAAATTTAGCAATCTCCCCTTTATCAGTACTTCCATTTAATTCTACAATCTGTTTTGTAAGTCTCCAAGTTACTTTTGGTGCAACCATATTTGATGGATACTCATCGGCCATTCTTTCAATGTCAGTACTTTCACCGTAAGATAAAGGTTTCAATTTAACAGATGCCCCTGATTTTGGAAGTTTTGTAACATAATGACCGTTGTCATCAGGTTCAACTTCAGGTTTTCTAAAAGACAATTCGTCAAGTAGTACCGCTTTTTCAAACTTACTTCCAGTATCTGGGTCGGTAAGATTAAAATTATACTCAGTACCAAAAGAAGTATTTCTTAAAAACAATAAAATTGCCTCAATGTCCCCTTCTAACATATCAGAAGGATTCAAATCGGGTTCATATAGTTTACTTCTAACAAGTCGTAAAACAAGTTGTTCACCTGATAATTTACCAACACTACCAAGTAAGTTTTCATCGGCAGCCGTTAGATACCCAACTTTTACACTTTTTTTCTTACTTTTGTAAAATTTACCTTGGCTAGGTAAAACAACCACATCGTGTGGTAAATTAAAATTTTCTTGACCTGCAATTTGTTCGTTCATAATTAATTTTTTTTATAAAAAAAAATCCGCACAAAGTACGGATTTGTAAATAGTAATTGGAATTTTTTTCTCGATTAGTATACAAGAACACAATAGTCAGGACGGAGAGTGGCAACAATTTTTGCCAAACCATCTTGACCGTAATCAAGACCTTGAAAATCCACATCAGTTAGGAAAGTTCCTACCAATATCCATTTTTCTACAACAACACCTGTTGGGTCTAAAAGTTGTAAAGTTACATCTTTCTTATAACCCGCAGCATAACCCATACGACCTGTTACTGATTCAGCATGTAGACGTACCCACTCCATAAGAGCTTGAGCAGCTGAAGGTCCAATTGGGTCACGGAAAGTACAGTTGATAGTGTTCCAAGTGTAACGACCAGCAACGTATCTTTCAGTGTTGAGAAAAGGAATTGGTGTTGAACCAATTGTGATTTTTGGTCTAGAAGTAGATTCTACATACCATTCGTTGATACCGAGTTCACTAGGGAAACTAAGTATGAACCTGTTCATCCTTTTGGGTTCATACGGTATCGGCATTTTCATCAGTAAATCAGCCATTTTCTTTTGTTTTTAAATTCTGTTTGTTTATTTAATTTATAAATAGTGTTAGTTTTTATTTTTTTCTCTTTACTTTAATTTTTTTTTCAGTCAAACTTACACTAGTCTTACCTATATAATTATATCAATATTTCTTTTTTACACCTCCATGTGTAGAATACATTTGAACAATATTTTCTGGGTCATCTTTTAAAGAACTTTTCATCTTTTCTAAATTTCTTAAATCATCATCAGAAAATCCTATCGTTGGTATGAATTTGTTACTTACATCGTTTTTAAGGTAAGGTGTTTGTCCAAGTTTTTTTGCCATATTCATGACATATTTTTGAAATTCCCTTATAGCGTCTACTTTTCCTTGTTCGGGACTTTGTGCTGAACCGGCTCCATAAGTCACAGGATAATATTTATTCATATTTAAATATGTTTCCACAAGTTCTGAGTCACTTAATTCATCTTCACCGGCAAGTTCTCTATATTTCTTTAAATTGTGAACGAGTTCTTTCTTAGAAAGACCCTTATAACCAACTTCAATAAGATTTTCGATAGCTTGTTTAATAGTTTCAGGAGAATGTCCTCTTGCTGTTATAATAGAGAAAATAGACCCTCCATTAATACATTCTAAAAAATCATCCCATGCCGGACCAGTTTTAGCCAAAAGAGAGTCAATTATAAATTTTTTATTTCCTTTTTCAGAAAAATTTCTAAAAGGGTCTTTTGCAAATCCAACAATAGTTTTACCCTTGTATTCAAAATCTTCTTTACCAACTTTTACACGATATTCGGCAAAATCCTCTGTTCCCATACCAACTTCATTTCCTTCAGAATCTTCTAAAATAATCTGAGTTGGCATATACATTAAATTATCGTCCCAATCAAAGGCATAATATTTTAAGTCAGGAGTTAATTCTTCAGTAAAACCTTCTGTAATTATCAATTTCATATCTTATAAATATATTAAAAATAAAAAACCCCCGTTTCCGAGGGTTTTAAATTTATGTTTGTTTCTATTAAATGTTTTCGAAACTTGCTCCTTGTGGAGTGATTACAAACTCAATGTCGATAAATTCAAGAGCCTTAGTTGGTTTCAAGAATATACGTCCTGACATTTGGTTAGAATCAAAATCCTCAGGGTTGTTAGAAACTGTTACACGGAAGTCAGTAATACCTCTGTCTCTACGGATTGCATCCAAGATTGGGTTTACAGAATCCAAGAACTGTTGTCTTACAA